AAAGGCGAACCATTGCAGGATAAACTCAGTGATATTCTCGCAAATTTACTTGCAACATCAACGGTAGGAAAACCTGCAAAAATGATAACGTGGGCGGTTAACCTTACAAATAACGGAGAAATAGATATTAATGACGATGATATAAAGTTTTTGGTAGACTTAATAGAAAAGGATCAAAGGTTGGTTAATTTAGCTAAAGCACAGTTAATTGAAGAATTGGAAAAAGTTAGCAAATGAGGTGTATAAATGGGAATTTGGAATAAAATTTTTGCAAGATCAAAAGATGAACCTCAAAGTATACCAACAGGCAGACATACTATGGTCGGCAATGGGTATATTACCACATTGTCTCCATACAATTCGAGAACAGCAAATGTACTTGATACTTTGCGTGGAATTCGTGACGAAGCTAATGCAATTGAATTTCTTAAAAAAGTAAATCCAGATGTTTCAATGGCCGTATGGAACTTCGTAAGGCTTGCGAATCAAGGGAACGAAATGCACTTTTATAGTACGGGGAAATCAAAATCAAGAATTGTTTATTTGGAGGATAAATGGAGAGAATTTGCAGCAAGAATAAACGAAATAAGCAATTCAGGGCTTGATGGTTTAATAGATCAGCTCCATCTGAGTTCGTTTATGTTAGGAGGCATGGCTGCCGAAGCAGAAGTTACGGATGATAGATCGGATATTTATGATGTATATGCTGTAAAGCCTCAAACGATAAACTGGGAGATAGGCGATGTTAATGGTCATAAAAAATGGAAACCGTTTCAATGGCAGATGGGCAAGAAAGTTTATCTTGATCCGCAAAATGCAAACTTTTTTTGGATACCAACCGATCCAGATATTGGTAATCCATGCGGTACGTTGATATTATCGCCAGTTTTACAAGCAATCGACTTTCAAATGCAAATACTTCAAGATATGCAAGCAGTTTTACACCATCAAGGGTATCCTCGAAATGATATAGAAATTGATTTAGACAAAATTTTAACAATAGTACCTTCACATATAAAAAACAATCCTGAAAAATTAAGACAATACTTGGAAGATGAATGGGCTTGGATAGAAAAACTATTCCAAAATCTTAATCCCGATGACGATTATATACATTTCAACAATGTAAGGGTCAATATGAATTCAGGGGCAAATGCTGCGAGAAGCCTTGATGTAAGAGCGGTGAATGAATTACTTGATGTCCAGACGTTATCAGGCACAAAACAAATGGCTGTATTTATGAACAGGAATCAGGGTGTAACAGAATCTTGGGGTACAGTCCAATTTCGTATCTTTTGTTCAGGTATTGCGTCTTGCCAGCGAGGTAGTAAAAGGCTCATAGAAGAAATCGCAAGGTTATGGTGCAGAGTTAATGGTGTTCAAGCGATACCTGTGTTTAAACATAATACTATTGATTGGAACTCTGAGGAACAACGTACAGAAGTCAACTTGCTAAAACAGAAGTTTTATGCTATAGCTGTATTGATGGGATGGATTGATAACGATACGGCTGCAAGAGAAATTATGGGGGTTGAAAATGCTACTGGTGAACCGCCTCTTGACACAGCACGGTTAAGTTTTGGAAGCGTTTCTAACGACATTGTAAATAACACAACTAAACAGTCTAAAAGTGAACAAGGCGATATGACAAAAAAAGTTATTGATTTATTCAGGAGAGATAAAAATGAGAGAAACAATTAATATACGTGGAGAGTGTAAAATGTTTCCAAATATGGCAATCGAGGCTTATCCATCATGTGGACATTTGTATGATGATGTATGCAAATTATATTGCAAAAAATGCCATATTATGCAACAATATGAATATATAAATATAAGATACCCAGAAATGGTACTCGAAAAATGTAAATTAAAGGACGGTGATTTATAATGCCAGCAGAACCTTACCATGATTTTCCATTATCTCCAAATAGAAGCTGGGATGCAAGTGCGGCAGAACCAGGGCTGAGGAAATGGGCATCCAGCGATGGAAGTGGTGACAAAGATAAAATTGATTGGGGTAAGCTTAAAAAAGTTTACTTTTGGCATGAAACGGGAGAATTGGATAATTTTGGACAATTAAAATTCCCTTATTGTCGAATTGAGAACGATGAACCTCATGTAGTGCATAATGCTGTCCAAAATGCACTTGCAAGAATTGAAAACAGTAATATACCAGAAAATGACAAATCTGCTGTAAGACAAGTAGCTGAACGCCAAATGGCAAGATTTCAGGGCAACGAAGAAGGAGATAGTAAAGCTTTTGATAGTGAGTTAGTTTATAAATTTGGCGAACCTAATATTGAACAAATTGCAAAAATAAACCGTATATCAAAAAGGACTCTGACAAAAGACGAAGTTTTTATTTATACACACAAAATGGCTGGCGATATGGTTATACCAAACCGTTGTATTCAATTATCAAAACAATTATTGGAAAAATTTGCTATTGATGCAAATAATGGTGTAGCATTCATGCTCGATCATCCATGGGCTGGTTTAAGTAGACCGAAGCCTGCTTTACCATATGGCAGAGTATTCGAGGGTTGGTTAAGTAACGATAATATTGTCGATGGCGAAACGGTGTCATTAAATGGATCTGCTTATATTGTTCGAGGACAATCGAAAGATGGTATAAGCACTGACGCAATAATATCAGATATTGAAACTGGGGTACTATTTGATACATCAATAGGTTGGGGTGCAGATAAATTTTTATGTTCTATATGCGGACATGATATACGTGATTATTCAAAATGCAAACATATACCTGGAGCGGAATACGCAAATGATGATACGGGTAATACAAAAATGTGCTATGTGATAGCAAGCCCGCCTGGTTATTTAATGGAAGAATCTGCTGTTTTTGACGGAGCATATCCTGAGGCTGGGTCAAATCTCAGCGTAATTAATGATTATTTTGAAAACGATTATAGCGTGTTTACAAATGTATCTGAAGATTTTAAACAGATTCCATTGAATTCAAGGTTATATGGAACGTATAGTAATAAAGGCGGTGTTCTGTTGTTTGCTAAAAATACAGAACGTAAAAAGATATACGCTTTTTCAAATAATAATATATTAGTTGCGAAAGGTGGTGAAAGCCCAATGGATGAAAATCAGACAGTTGAACAGACAGTTGAACAGACAATAATATTTATGACGACAGACCAAGTAATAGAAAAACTTGGGAAAGAATATACTCCAGACGAAGTCTTACGTTTTGCGAAAGAAGGCATTGATTATCATAAACAAACGATTGAAGATGCAGTTTCGTGGGGTATAAGAGCAATGGGCAACGATTTTCCAGTTGATACATGGAAAGATATGTTTGCGAATATGTCTACACAATCAGTAATAGACATTAAAAAGACATGGGAGGCACAAGCTAAGGCCGCAATACCGTCAGGTAGGCAAACTGATCCTGCTGCAGGATTAGACCAGCAGAAGATAGCGTCAACAATTCCTGACGATGCTTTTAAAGTGAAATAAAAAGTATAATTTAATGTTTAATTTCAAAAATTAGAAAGGAGTTGAATGATATGTCAACACGTGGTATTGATTTTGAAGGTATAGGTGCTGCATATGTCACCGTTCAGGCAAATGGAAGTGTAAGTTCTGTAGCACTGGTAAGCGGAGTGACTGCCGTCGAAGGCAAAGCCGTAACTGTAACAGGTAATGGACAAATGGGATATGGTAGTGCTGGCGATCCGTTAAGAGGCATAATTAATAAATACGAAGATGACGGATATATGACTGTACAATATAAGGGGTTTAGGACTGCTTATGGAGTTTCAGGCAGCTTGGCTACGGCAGGCAAGTTTTTATGTGTTAATGGTAGCGGTTTAGTAAGTGCAGTTGCTTCAGGCAACGTTGGATCAGCTTATGCAATGTCAGCTGATAGCACTGATAACACTGTAATGGTATTCATTGGATAAGTAGCAGGTGGCTCCCTAACCTTGGCGAAAGCCAGAAGTTCATAGGCGGATGCCCTGCCGAATGTAAGGGATAAACAGGGCAAGTAACAAAATCACCCAACAAATTGGATGATACATTAAATTTTAATTTTAAGAAAGGATGTGAATATTGATGTCAAAATTTGTGTTAACAAGAGATTTATACAATCAGGCGAGCGAAAATGAAATGACTCTTTCACAGTTGCTTGAACAACTCGCTCCAGCACCTGAAGGTAGCAAACTAACAGCTTTCGAAAATCAATTGAAAGAATATGGCATAGTAACGCAGTCTATTCCAGAAAAAGGGATAATTGCTTCAAAGGTTGAAGCTTTTTACAGGACTGATGAAAGTAAGGTACTTTTCCCTGAATTTATTGCAACGCAATTAAGAGAGTCACTCACACAAATGAGTATCCTGCAATATTTACTGGCAACAACTACTACTATTGACAGTAATGCATATAGGAACATTTATTGTGATGACAGCGACGCAAACAAAAAGGCTGCTAAAAAGGTAAGAGTCACCGAAGCGTCAGAATTGCCAAAATCGAGGCTTAAAACCAGAGAGAATGCTATAAAAATATGGAAGTATGGTCGTGCTATTGAGGCTTCATATGAAGTGATTAGAAGGATGAGAATTGACCTCCTCGCTGTTCATATAAGAAGAATTGGAGAACAAGCAGCACAGGATGAGGTTGTAGACGTCCTCGACATTATTCAGAACGGAGACGGTAATTCAGATACTGCTGCTACTGTGTTGAAAGCGAAAACTGACCTTGATTCTACGGCAACTTCTGGTACACTTTCAAAAGCAGCGTGGATAAGATTCCTTTTACGGTTCTATCCTTATCAGTGTAATACTGTTGTAGCAAGCGAAGATGGACTATTGCAGATATTGAATATTATCTACCCGAGCGATGCAACTCAGATGATGGATTTCCTGCTTAAAGGTATGGCTATTACTGCAAAGGTAGAACTACCGCAGCAATTGTGGACAAATGTTACGTTGCTTTATAGCCCGAGTGTTGAGAAAATTAACGCTCATGTTGCATTATATGGAATAGACAGACGTTATTGCATTGAAAAGGTTGTTGAAGCTGGGTCTGATATTCAGGAAGCTGATAAATTTATTACCAATCAGACTCAGGTGTTAACAATATCAGAGACTGCTGGATTTGCAAAAATGTTCAACGAAGCTAATAAGATACTTGAAATTGATTAGAAATGGGGGATGACCCTATGGCGAATTTAATTTTAGTTACTTCTGGATGGGAACAAAGAGTCAGAGATAAGTTAGGTGTGCCATCTTCTTATTTGTCTGACTCTGCCATCCAACAACCTGATATTATAAATGTTGCAGAAGCGAACATTATAGAGATAATACCAAATTATAGCGAACTAACAGGTACACAAAAAATGTATCTTGAAGCGGCTGTTATATGTGAATGTGCAATACTGTTATGTCCATCAATGCCATCGAGATTGCCGCAACGTGAGTCCAGCCCTCATTTTTCAAAAGAAGCAAACACGGATTGGTTTGGGCTACAGGACATATTAAAAGATGAAAGAAATATGTTTTTAGGCAAGATAAATGGGAATGCAGTACCTGGCATAAGAATTTTTGGGTTGATTAAACAAACACACGATTGGTAAGGCGGGTATAAATTATGGTATCATATGCCGAAAATTATATAAAAGCATACGGGACACCTTGTAAAATATTAAGGGATACTCCAACGCAAACATTTGTTTCTATGAAGGCTATTGCGAGATCTACAACTGATCTTGCGGCAAGAGAGTCGTATTTTGAGGGGCTTATACCTGCTGATGCGAATTTAATAAGCGGGGACATAATAGAAATAGGAACTAATGATTATATAATAGAATCTGTTATGGACGATTTTGCGTTTGGTGAAAAAGTATTTTACGCTGTAAAATCGAATATGATATTAGGTCTTAAAAAACCAATTAAATCTGTTGATGCCAATAAAAATATTGTTATTAACTGGTTATCGGCAAATAGCAATATTATAGCTTATGTTGAGGTCGCTAATTACCGTTTAAGACAAACTACAGTTGGATTGCTTGATCAAACTTTGTATATTGCACAACTGCCAAAAACGTATCCCGTAGACTTGCTTGACCGTATAATTTTTAGCAGCGATAATAGCAAATATCAAATTGACAGCATCGACAACATTGGACTAAAAGGCGTAGTACGAATTCAATTGTCTGAGGACAAAAGAGAAACTAATAATACTATTTTGCCTATGTCAGATTATGGAACATCAGATATTGAATTATTTGTTGACAATGGCTTGGAATAAAATGGAGGTAATATTATGTATGAAGAATATTTAGGTTTTGGATACCATGAAAAGGTAAGGAATATGTTATCAGTTGACGAAAATCTTTTGCCTGACAGCATTATTGATTCAGATATTAACATAGGGGCGATGAAGATATTGTCAAGTCCTTTAGCTGATGATATTATTAAAAAGAAAGATATTGTAAACTTGGAAGAAGAATACAGTAAATTAGTGGATGTTGCATTGCATTATTTGTGCGGAGTTTTATGCATAGCATTAAAAAGTCGTACAGCAAATGGGCAATTTAATGACCCAAAATATATGCGTGACTGGGATAATGAATGTGCTAAATTTGTTAACTATGCTAACGATAAGTCGTTCCCTGGAATTCTATCTGTAGCGAAACGTATTCAAGACAGGGGGTTTTAACTTGGGATAATGTTTAATACTGGAGCTTGTATTACTGCTTTAAAACTTTATCTTTCAGTCGCCTTATTTGATACTGCGAAAAGGTTCCTTGATGAGGCAAGATCTCATATGACTACTCCTGAGGGATCTAACAGCCTTTTAGATGTATCAATTGATGATATTAATACTATTGCAGATATAATAGCTGTAAAGATTGTCGGCGGTGCTTATGCTGCAATGGATAATTATGGAACTGGCAGTCTAATGGATAGAGATAATCCTGCATTAGGTTATTAT